GAAAAACAAACTCCCTAATTCTATTATCTTTAATCCAGCAGAGATGGATGAGAATGCTGGTTTCTGTGCATCCTCAATAAGCTTAGATTCTAAAGAACATCTACGATCTTGTATGAAAAGAGATCTTGATGCTATTATGAAATCAGATGCGTTGGTTATGTTACATGGTTGGGAAACTTCAGAAGGAGCTAGAGTAGAACACGCATTGGCAGTCTACCTTGGTCTAAGTATATACTATGAAGACTGATTCTATTAAAATAAAAATTTGTTTTTATTCATCCTTTAAGTTACAAGGGTGGAGAAAACTTGTAATTGCTGCTATGCAAGGTACAAAACATACCCATGTTCATATTGAAATTATGAATAAAACACATAATCTAGTTCTTCTGACGGTTGATGGTGGTTCACCACGAATAATAAAGTTGGGGCTAAACAAGAAATTTCTTGGGCTTGATCCTTATTATTCAGTATCAGTAACATTACCACACCTCTCACCTTCGTGGTTTGATTTTGTTGTGACTTATAAACCTACACACCACTGGCAGTTAATATGGTATCAAATTAAAAGGTATTTTGGATTAGAAAATAAAACAAAAATTCCACCAACATGTACTACTTTTGTTTCTGATTTTCTTTTCTTACATGATATTGAAATTCCTACATTTTTTTCACCTAAAGAACTTTGGAGATATTTCCATGATGGTAATAATGTTTGGCGGTAAAGCTAGAGTTGGAAAAACTACAGTAACTAAATGGTTTTCAGAGTTTCTTTACAACAAGGGTTACTCACCTGTAATTATACCTTTTGCTGATATTATTAAACAAGAGGTCGAAAAAACAGGTATTACAAAAGAAAGTAATCCAGAACAATACAGAATAGCTTGTCAAGTCCTTGGGTCTAGTATGAGAAAACTAAATCCAGATTATTGGATTATCAAGTTTGAAGAAAAACTAAATGAAATAAAAAAATTAGATATTGAAAATCTAGAAATCAGTCCAAAAAACTGGCATGAAAAGTGTGTGTTAGTAGATGACTGTCGGTATTTAAATGAAACAAACTATGGTAGAAAGATTGATGCCTTACAAATCTTTATTGCACACGGGAAAAGAAATCTAATTGAACATAATGCAGAATGGAGAAACCACGAAAGCGAAGATATGGCTAATAAAATAGAAAGTGGTAATTTAAATTACTCAGAAATCTTCCACTATAGATTATTTAACGAAACTTCTTTATCAGATTTTAAAAACAAAGCAACAGGTTTATTTGAAGATTGGCTTGACTATATGAAAGCTGATGATAAAAAAATGTGTAGTTGTATTAGTTGTATGAAATATCGATATGATCAAACGCTTACCCTATCGGAGCTAGAGAAAATTTTAAACAAGGCTCACAGAAAGTTTCTGGAGTCTGATAATGATAATTGTTTTGATTTAGAATAAAGGAAACAATATGGAAAATTATAACGATGAAGATTGCGAAGTAGATGAAACAAAATTTTTATCATCCTACTATTCTGATGAAAGTGATGAAGACTTTTATGAAGACTTGGAAGATGATATAGATTGTTCACCTAGTGAAAAGGAAAGATTATCTGATATAATCTTTTCTTATTACTCTGACGAAAATAATAGTTTTTAAAATGACAACACATCAATTTGAGCCTTTACCTGATACAGCAATTTTAGATGGTGATATCTTAGCATACCGTATTGCTTTTTGGGCAGAGTCTGAAGGAATAGAAGATATTGAAATAAGAGCAAAACATGATGTTTCATCTTGGACACCTAAGGGTATAAACAATGTTTACATAGCCTTGTCTTGTCCAAGGTCTGATAACTTTAGACGTAAAATATGGGATCCTTATAAAAGACACAGAGATGTAAATAGAAAAGTTCCTGAGTCTTTACCTTTGGCTATAGATATTATCTGTAATCTAGCTTCAACCAGAGTAAAGCCAAATATTGAAGCCGATGATCTTTTGGGCATCTGGGCATCGAAGTACCGCGCCATCGCCGTGACCGTCGATAAAGACTTGCGCTCTGTCAGGGGGTGGCATTGGAACCCCGACAAGGAGGAGGCTCCCGTCCTAGTGGACGCAAGGCAGGCAGAGTATAATTTCCACAAACAATGGCTAATTGGTGACACAACAGATAATATACCAGGTATTTGGAAATGTGGTCCAGTTAAAGCACAGAAGATACTGGATTCAGTTCAGCCTAAGTATTGGACTGATGCCGTTATGTATTCTTATCAACGCTTTAAGGACTCGGAGGGTAATCCCTATAGTCTTGATTTTTGTTTAAAAATGGCACAATGTGTTCGTATTCTTCGTGCTGGGGAGTATAATTTTGAAACCAACCAACCAAATTTGTGGACACCCGACTTCTCTTATAGTGGTATTAACTAAAAGTTGGGGCTACAGATTATAACCAAGGAAAAATATATGATAAATGATAGCTACTATTGTGAAACCACACACTTTAATAATCCCCATAATGTTTATGCTGAGACATATAAGTATGAAGATTTAAGTAATGTTTGTATTACACTTGATCCTTCTAGCACCTATGCACCAGAATATAAAACCTTGAATTCTGTTGGTGCTGATTTATCTTGTATTCAAGATGTTACTTTACAGAAAAATGTACCAACCCTTGTTGATACGGGTGTTTCTATTGAACTACCCACCAATATAGCTGGTCTGGTTTATATTCGTTCTAGTATTGCTTTAAGCGGTGTTATCTTAAGTAATGGTGTTGGTGTTATTGACCCCGATTACCGAGGAACAATCAAGGTTATCCTAACCAACATCTCTGATTCTTTAAAATCCTTTACTAAGGGTACAAGAATAGCTCAGTTGTTATTAACTCCAGTAATTAGACCCAAATTTATCTGCGTAGAAAATCTAAGTAGAACAGTTAGAAATACTGGTGGATTTGGTTCAACTGGAGTCTAATATGAATACATTTCAACAATTTATTGCACTGAGTCGTTATTCTAGATGGTTGCCCGAACAGAATCGTAGAGAAACTTGGGAAGAAACTGTAGATCGCTGGTGGTCATTCTTTACCAACAAGGCTCCACAACTGTTAGAAAGACTTGATATTAAACAAGCTATTCTAAACCTAGATGTCTTGCCCAGTATGCGTGGTCTTATGACAGCTGGTGTTGCTTTAGAAAAAGATAACACTGCGTTATATAACTGTGCCTATATGGAAATAGTTTCTCCACGGTCTTTTACTGAGTTAATGTATATCCTGATGTGCGGCACTGGGGTTGGGTATTCTGTTGAATCACATTGTGTAAATCAACTACCACCAGTTCCTGCGGTTATTGAAAAACTATGGGATAATACTGTGGTTGTGGAAGACTCTAGAGAAGGTTGGTGTTGCGCTCTTGAATCCCTTATCAACAGTCTTTACTCTGGTGTGCATACTAAGTGGGATACATCTAGAGTTCGTAAGGCTGGAGAAAGACTGAAGACATTTGGTGGAAGAGCTAGTGGACCTCAACCACTAGAAGATGTCTTTAGATTTGTAACACAAACATTCTACAAAGCCCGTGGTAGACATCTTACACCACTAGAGTGTCACGATATTTGTTGTAAGATTGCACAGTCCGTCATTGTTGGTGGTGTTCGTCGTTCTGCTATGATTTCACTTTCTGATTTGGCTGACCGTGAAATGGCTAACTGTAAGTCTGGAACATGGTGGGATTCTTCAGCACACCGTTCACTAGCTAACAACTCAGCAGTCTATATCGATAGACCACCAATGGGTCAGTTTATGGAAGAGTGGTCTGATCTATATAACTCACATTCGGGTGAGCGTGGAATCTGTAATAGAAAAGCTATGTCTGATATTGCCAAAGCTTCTAATAGAGATACATCTTATTCTTTTGGAACGAACCCATGCTCAGAAATTATCTTGAGGCCAATGCAATTTTGTAATCTATCAACTATTGTTATTAGATCGCATGACACTCTTGAATCACTAACAAAAAAAATTGAACAAGCTACTGTTATAGGTACTATACAAAGTATGTTTACTAACTTCCCATTCTTACAAAAATCGTGGGAACAAAATTGTAAGGAAGAGCGGTTGCTTGGTGTTAGTATGACTGGAATCTTTGATAATAAACTAATGTCTGGTAAAACAGGCAAAGCCAACCTAAAGTATACTTTGGAAGTTTTAAAGGAAAAAGCCGAATACACTAATCTTGTGTGGTCTAAAAAGCTTGGTATCTTGCCAAGTAAATCAATAACTTGTATCAAGCCCGAAGGAACTACATCCTGTCTAGCTAATTCATCTTCTGGTTTACATCCAAGATATTCTGATTACTATTTTAGACGTGTCCGCATTGACAAGAAAGATCCAATGTATCTAATGATGAAGGATCAAGGTGTAATGGTTGAAGACTGTGTATTAAATCCAGAGTCAACCGCTGTATTTACTTTCCCACAAAAAGCAGAAGCTGGTACTCAGACAAGTGAAACCCTTGGAGCAATGGAACACTTGCAACTTTGGTTGGATTACCAACAGTTTTACTGTCATCACAAACCTAGTATTACAGTATCTTACACAGATGACGAGTATCTTGAAATAGGTAACTGGGTGTGGAAAAACTTTGATAAAATTTCTGGTATTTCCTTTTTACCAAAGAATGATCATATTTACACTCAAGCTCCGTTTGAGGCTATAGATTCAAGAACATACAATATGACTCCTAAAGTTGTTGTAGATTTTTCTAAGTTAAAAAACTATGAATTAGTTGACACAACCACGGGAACTCACACACTAGCTTGTACAGCAGGAGGTTGTGATATACAATAAACTTGGAGGATAATATGTTTACACAGAATATATTTACAAGAGAAGAAAGAAAAGCTAATCTTAGACAGGAAATGGATTTATTAATGTCGGCTTATAACCAATATGTATCAAATATTTCTACTTCCTCTATTACTGGTAAGGTTCCTAAAACAAGTTTAAATAAAGCTATTTTTTTAAATTTTTTAAACACCAAAAATTCATATACCACAAATAAAGCAACACAAGATTCGGGTACCTTTTTATTTAATGCTAGAACTCCAGAACAATTTCTTGAAATGGCTGGAGTTAAAAAGCAACAGACTAATATGTTTGGTCAAAAACAAACATTTTACAATCCCGCTAAATTAGAAGCTGCTACTAGATTGTTTGAACAAGCCAAAGCATCTTCTTTGGTTGGTAGTTCTAATTTCTTTGATTTTTCTTCCAATGCTTCTGATGCTGAAGTAAAAAAGAGATATAGCTTTTCAAAGTTTGAGCCGTACTTAGCCCAAGAGTTAATGAATAAATACAATACTCTGGGCGGTTTACAAAGAGGTACTTTAAAAAATGAA